ACCTTTCGCTTTCTCCACTCTCGACCGCGCTCTACACGCTGCTCAACGTGGCAGGGCTGAACGCGCTGGTGGGCTCGCGGATTTACGACGACATCCCGCGCAACCCGACCTACCCGCTGGTGTGGTTTGAAGTGCAGGAGCCGCGTGACCTGCGTGGGTTCGGCACGGGCGGGATGCCGGAAGTGAATATCCGCGTCCATGCGCTGACGCAATACCAGGGCGAGAAGCAGGGACAGGACATCCTCGCCAAAGTCATCGAGCTACTGAAAGACAAGACGCTCACGGTGACGGGGTATCAGCAGGCCGGTCAGGTGTTCTACGACGAGACCGTGGTGCTGAAGGACCAAGAGATCGAAGGCGTGAAGGTGCAGGAGAACGTGGCGATCTTCCGCACGTATCTGAACGAGGCGTGATGGAGACCGCTGTGATTCTCACCGATGCCGTCAAGACGCTGCCCACGGATGGGCGCTGCCCGAAGTGCCGGGCCGATGAGTCCCGCCGCGTGGCGCTGGGGCTGGCGGGCCTGCGTGAAGCGTGCGGCCAGTGTGGATATGAGTTCCCGGAGGAAGCCCGTGGCTAAACGTTCGATGGTGCGTCCCGGTGCGGAGAAGTTCGTCGCGGTGACGCGTGGCTTTGCGTATCCGTGCGGCGCGGACCTCGCCGCGGTGCGCGAGGCGGGCGGGTTCTCCAGTCTGCCCGAAGACATGCGCGCCAAGATTCGGTTCAAGACCGTGCGTCCCGGCGAGGACTGCAGCGACATGCCCGCCGAATCACTCGCACACTACCTCGAGCGCGGCGACGTCGCCCGCGTGGAAGCGGCAGAGGAGTAACGCATGGCGTTGTATGGCGGTCAGGACGTCGGGTTCTTGCTGGTGAGTGGGCGGTCGATGCTGCCCTCCAAGCCGCAAGGGCTCATGGAGTCCGTTGAGGCGATGCAGGAGGACACCTCCGGCCTCGGGGACGTGTGGGGCGAAGTCACGCCCACGGGCATGAAGCGCGCCGAGCTCTCGCAGGATGGCGCGTTCTACAACGAGGGCACGAACTCCTCGCACGAGACGCTGCGCGACGCGCAGACCACGAGCCGTGTCGTGTGCCTCGGTGTGGAAGGCAACACCATCGGCAAGCGGTTCGTCGGTTACGCCGGGGCCTACGCGCACAAATACGACGTGCTGGCGAAGGTCGGCGGGCTGACGAAAGCCAACGTGGAATACACCATCAACGGCGCGAGGGATGAGGGCATCATCCTGCAGTCGCTGGCGGCACAGACGGCCGACTGGAACACGGAAGGCGCGAGCAACACCGACTACACGCTCGACCCCGCGCAGCGCGTGATTCCGATCACGTCCAACAGTATCGCCAATCCCACGGTGGTCACGACGCCCATCCCGCACGGGCTGACCACGGGCGACATCATTCTCGTGTCCGGCGTGGCGTCGTCGAGCCCGACCATCAACGGGTCGCGGACGGTCACGGTCATTACGGCCACGACGTTCTCGGTGCCGGTCAACGTCACGGTCGCCGGCACGGGCGGCTCGTTCGTGAGGGCGAACTCCACGGGCGGCGGCATTGCGTTCCAGCAGGTGACGGCCTACTCGGGGTTCACCGGCTACGTCGGCAAGGTGCGCGACTCGGCAGACGACATCACCTATGCCGACCTGGCGACGTTCGCCAACGTGACCAGCGCGCCCTCGGCGGAAGCGGTCACGGTCGCCGGCACGGTGGATCGGTATCTCGCCGCGGACGGCAACGTCACCGGCTCTGGCTCAATCACGGTCTTTATCGGTTTCTCGAGGAGATAGCTATGGCGCTGTTCGGTTCCACCTCAGTCACGATCACCTACGACGACGCCCCCGGCGGCACTGGCCGTGCGCTCACGAACTTCGTGACCGAGATGGGCGGCATTTCCATCGAGGCGTTGCAGGCCGATACGTCGGCTTTCTCGGACGTCTGGGGCGAGTCCACGCCCACGGGCTTCAAGACCGTGGATGAAGTCTCGATCAAAGGCTTCTACGATGACACGTCCACGACTGGCCCGCACGTCGTATTCCGCGAGGTGGACGACGCCCCGAGCGATGCGACACGCACGCTCGTGGTGGTGTTCGGCGGCACGAACGGCACCTTCACCATTGAGACGCGGCTCAAGAAGTATTCGGTGATGCCCAAGGTGAAGGGCCTGACGGAATACGAGGCCATCGTGGTCCCGACCGGCTCGGGTGCGTGGTCGTAACCGATGTTTGCATCGAAGACGACACGCACGGTCCCGCTGCCGAGTGACCCGTCGATCACGGTCACGATCGGTAAGCTCTCGTGGTTACAGCGGCAGGATGCCCGCAGCGTCTCTCAGCGTGCCTCGATGAAGGCGCTCGCGGAGATGGGCGGGCCGTCCGCGCTCAAGGCGTTCCAGGCAGACGCGCCCGAGAACGCGGAACCCGTTGCGCCTAACCCGTTCCTTCTGCACGACACGCTCACCGTGCTCGTGTGCGGCGTGAAGTCGTGGAGCGCGCCTGAGCCGGTCAACAAGGACACGCTGGCCGACCTTGGCGAAGACGACGCGGAGGGACTGGCGCGGGCGATTCTCGATCTGTCTTTGCCGTCGCCCACGCTGGACGCTGACCGAAAAAACGCCGAGTAGCCCTGCACCGTTACCTCGCGGGTGCAGGGGATGAGCCGATCCTCGATCAGTGGCTCATTTCGTTGACATGCGAGGCGTTCGGGTGCCGCCCCTCTGAGGCGGAGACCGAACTTGACGAGAACGCCGAGATGGTGTTCGACATTCTCGATTTGCGGAACTACCGGGATTCTTACTACCGGAACAAGCAGATCGAAGCGTTGCCCGACCTGAAGGCGCGCAACAAGGCGCGGGCGGGGGATGAGGCCGTGGCGGAAGTCGTCCGCACGGAGTTCAAGCTACGGCAGCAGGAGATCGAGCGTGACGGTCACGACTGAGATCGAGCACGACAGCATCACCAGCGCGTTCGCTCGTCTGGGCGATGCGGCCAACGCCGTGTTGTCCGACCTCGCCCGCGAAACGGCGCACACGCTCCAGCGCGAGATGCAGGGGCGTCTCCGGCGTCAGACGTCCGGCACTGGGCAGACGGCCGACGCCATCAGCGTCGAGAAGTCGGACGACGGGTTCTATCGTGTGACGTCGGGGAACATGGGATCGCGTGCGGCGAACCTGCCGATCTGGCTGGAGTTCGGGACGAAGCACATGACGGCGCGGCCCTACTTCTACGGCGCGATTGCGCTCGAACAGGGCACCTACCTGCGGCGCGTAGACGAGGCATTGCAGCAGGCCATCGACGGATTGGGGGACTAGATGGCGCAGCCCTCAATGACCGTCCGCATCGCCGCGAATATCGCGGAGTTGCGGAAGAACATGGCGGAAGGCCGCGACCAGATCGAAGCCACCCGCGCCGGGTTCCAGAAGCTCGCCACGTCGTTCCAGGGCGACAAGATCATTCAGGCCGCGCACAACGCGGCGGCGGCGGTCACGCAGATTGGCGGCGCGTCGCGGCTGACCGAGGCCGAACAGGCCCGCGTGAACCGCACCGTCGAGGCCGCGCTGGCGAAGTATGCCGCGCTCGGGCGTGAGGCTCCGCAGGCGCTGAAAGACTTGGCCGAGCAGACCGCCAAGGCCGAGCAGAAAACGTCGTTCCTCTCGACGGCGGCTGGCAAGCTCGTGGCCGCGTTCTCGGCGGCGGCGATTGCCAACGTCGCCAACAAAGTGCTCGACCTCACCGGCAAGCTGACCGACCTGAGCGGCAAGACAGGTATCAGCACGACCGGCCTGCAAGTCCTCAGCTACACGCTCGGCCAGTCCGGCGTGTCGATGGAGCAGGCGGCGAGCGCGGCGGTCAAGATGTCGCGGGGCCTCGTGGATGGCGACAAGGGCGCGGCCGATGCCGTGGCAAAGCTCGGCCTGAACGTGGACGCGCTGATTGCCTCGGGGCCGGAGCAGGCGTTTCTCTCGATCGGCTCGGCCATTGCGGGCGTCCCAGACCCGATGCAGCGTGCGGCGCTGGCGGTGGATATCTTCGGCAAGGCGGGCGCGGACCTCCTACCGGGCTTCACCACGAACATGGCAGCGCTGGGTAACGAGGCGCAGCGCAGCGGGGCCATCATCTCGGCGGACCTCGTAGCGGCGGGCGATGCGGCGGGCGACTCGATGGCGCGCTTGCAGGCGGCGGGGCTGGCGGTCATTGCCAACGTGTTTCTACCGATGGCGCCTGGTATCGAGGCGGTCGCCAACTGGCTCGGTCAGGCGCTTACGACGGCGCTCGACCTCGCTCGCGGCGGCGTGGATGCCCTCGTGATCAAGGGCATGGAGATGGAAATCTGGCTCCGCGAGATGGCGCTCTCGATTGCCGAGACGGTGAAGGCGGTGCCGGGGCTCGGCAGCGTGTTCGGGAAGACCTCGGAGGACATCGAGGGGATGCGCCGATCGGTGCAGGAGTCGAAGGACGCGCTGAAGATTTACACGACGGAAGCCGCGAAGCCCGCAGAGACCGCCGTGGTTGCGATGACGGCGGCGCATGTCGCGGCGGCTCCTGCGGTCAAGGCCACGACGGTCGCGCATGTGGAAGCATCCACGGCGGCGCAGAAGCACGGGTTCGACCTGCAATCGCTGGCCGGATGGGAAATCAAGGCCACGGCGGAAACGGCGCGTCTCGCCGCTGAACAGAAGCGGGCCGCGCAGGCGGGCCTTGAGATGTTCATCTCACTGAGCAAGATCACGACGGAGTTGCAGTCTCAGACCCCGCTCATCTCCACGGCGAGCAATCAGTGGGTCGGCTTCGCGGGCTCGGTGCAGCAGAACACGACGGCGGCGAGCGCAAGCACGGGCGGCTTCTTCGACAAGCTCAAGGGGCTGTTCGGCGGCGGCGGGGAAGGCGGCGGCGGCAAGATGTCGCAGCTCCTCAACCAGATCGGGCCGCAGTTCGCGGGCGCGTTCCTTGGGCCTGGTAGCGCGGGCGACAAGATGAAGGCGTTCGCCACGCAGGCGGCGGGCACGCTCATGGGGATGATCCCCGGCGTGGGTCCGTGGCTCCAGCAGTTCTCAGGGCCGATCATCGAGGGCCTGACGAAGCTTGCCGGCAAGGCCAAAGACCTCCTGTCTGGCATCTTCGGAGGGCCGTCTGCGACCGAGCGCGAACAGCGCACGCTCGTCAAGACGTTCGAAGAAGACCTGGCGTCGGCACTCACCGAGCAGCAGAAGCTCGAGGCGGGCGGCGAGTCGTGGAAGGCGACGGTCATCCGCATCCGTGATGCCTACATCGCGCAGGGGCGGTCGGCGGCGGAAGCGGAAGCCGACGCCAAGCGCCTGTGGGAATCGTCCACGAAGGGCGCGGGTGCCACGGCGGAAGTGATCGCCGACATCAAGCGGAAGATGGACCAGGCCGCGGACGCGGGCGTCAACTTCGCGACTCGTGTGGGCGCTGCGATCGACGGCATCCCGCGTGACGTGGACGTGGATGTGAACTTCCGCCGCAATGGCGAAGAGCGGGCCTACGCGGAGACGCCCGGTTTCGCGACAGGTTCTGGCGGTATCAGAGACTTCGGCAAGGGCACGCTGGCCGTGCTGCACGGTCGCGAGCGCGTGCAGACGGAAGCGCAGATGCAGGCGGAACAGCGAGGCGGAAGTGGTGGCGGCGGCGTGTCGGTGCATGTGGACGCTCGGGGTGCGCTGCTTAACGATTACCAGAGCCAGCAGACGCTGGCCGACATCGTTGGTGACGCAGTGATGCAGCGGCTCGGATTGCGTCAGTCCATCGGCGTGGCGGGGGCGTTCTAGTGGCCTACGAGGCGCGCTCCGACGTGTGCCGGTCAGCCGTGACCTACTCCGGTCTGAGTTCGCGCACGTTCGGCCTGACGATTGGCGGCGTCAACCGTCTCGAGGATGCGCGGCAGTCGGTCAACTTCACGCTGACCAAGAAGCTCGACAGCACGTCGTCTCTGGCCATGCGGCTCGGTGGCACGCGGCCGGCCGAAGGGGCCGACATCATCCTGACGCTTGGCGGTGAGTTGTTGTTCGGCGGCACGGTGCAGCGTGTGCAGTCCGAGCAGAAAGGCCCGCTCCTGATGGAGTGGGACATCGCCGCCACGGATTGGTGGTGGCTGCTGAACCGCTACGCCTACGTCACGGGTCGATTCGCGGGCGGCGTGAACTCCGTTGTTGGGCGGATCTTGCACACCTACACGGACGGTGGATTCTTGCCTGGGTATCTACCACAGTCGCTTGGAAACGTGGACCTGACGTTTGATGGCGTTAGTGTGGGCGAAGCACTTAAACGGATAGCGAAGGGCGCGAACGCCGGCTCCGGCGCGTTCTTGCGTCTTACGCCGTTCAAGCGTGTGGATATTGCGACGTCATTCCCGGATGGTGTGTCGCTGGCGCTGAGTGACGGGGCGAACCGCCAGCGCGTGGTGACAGAACGCATTCTCGACCAAGTGCGGACGCGGGTGATTGCGCTGGGCGCAGCCACGGGCGTCACCGCGAACGTGTCGTCTACCGCCACCACGCTGCCCATCGAAGAGTGCGGCCTGTTCGCCTCGAGCGGCACCGTGTGGGTGGACGGCATGGGAGCCGTGACGTTTAGCGGGCGCTCGGTGGCGGCCGGGCCGGGCGAGTTGACCGGCGTGTCTGGGCTCGTGGCCGACGTGCCGCAAGGTGGCGCGGTGCGCGTGTATGCGCTGGCCGAAGACGGCGCGGCGCAGTCGAGCCTTGCGACCACGCTGGGCGGCGGGCGGTCAGGCATCGCCGTGCATACCGTCAGCAATGACGCGTGGTCCCTCGGGGAATGTGAGGGCATGGCGGGCGCGCATCTCGCGCTGCTCAAAGACCCGCAGGTCTCGCTGACCGTGCAGGCGGTGGCGATGTCTGCCGCTGAGATGGAGCAGCAGGAGACAGGGGCGATTCTCACGGCCTCCGTGACAACGCCGCAAGCCATCTCAGGGGATTTCAGGCTGCAGTCTGTGACGGTGCGCGCCTTTGGGCCGCTGTTTGACAGTCAACCGCGCTTCTCGGTATCGATTGCCGCCCGTAACACGGTCGGCGTGGATCTGTTCGACCTTCTCGGGACACTGAGCTAATGGCCGCATCAACCATCACACGCACCACTTGGACGAATGACACGGGCACGCCGTCCGTGCCTGTCGGCGACGGCACGATTATCAACAACGCCAGACTGCAAGAAATATACGCTGCGATTGATCAGATGTTAGCGGGTGCGGGAAGTTACGCCACGTTGTCGCTCGGCGGGCTGCTGGCTGTTGAGGGGTTCGGCAGTCACAGCTTCTCCGCTGGCGGCTCTGGCACGAATCAAATCATCATTCGCAACACCTCGGCGGGCACGGCGAACTTGGCGCAACTCGCGCTCGGCAACAATTCCAGCGTGACGGCCGCTGTGCTGCGGTCGCATTCCTCAACCTACACGAGCACCACGCTTTACAAGGCCGAGGGGCTGACCATCGAGGCGTCGCGCTCCGGCGGCATGGTGCTGGCCGCAACCGACGCCTCCGGCGTCATGACGTTCATGGCGGGCGGTGCCACCGAGCGCATGCGGCTGGATGCGTCGGGGCGCCTCGGGCTCGGCACGACATCGCCGGCCGCTGGCGGGCTCACGGTGGCGACTGGGGCCATCACGAGCGGATCAGCCCTCGGCGCGTTGAACCCGCTGCACTTGGTCATCGGTGGCGGAGGATCGTCGCCGCAGGCTGGCATGGTCGCGTGGGGCGACGGCACCGGCTACAACCTCGACTTCGGCACGCGGTCGGGTGGCAACTTCAGTGCCCGCTACCGCATGACGGACAGCGGGCAGATGCAGTTCTCAGACGGCAGTGTCAGCGCGCCGTCCATTGCTTTCATCAACGACCTCGACACGGGCATCTGGTGGTCGGCCCCGGCCAGCGTGCCCAAGCTGTCAGCGTCAGTTGGCGGCAACGAGATTCTCCGCATCGAGTCGGAGAACACGCTGCACAAGCCACTCGTTCGAATCGTCGGGGGGCATTCCACCGACCACTGCGCCAAGCTGGTCGTTGAGCGTAAGTCGTCCGCCACCACGGCGCCTGGCGTCATTGCGTTGCAGGCGGCGAACGGCACCACCTACTTCATCTATGCGCACACCGATGGCACGTTGCGCATGGGCACGACGGAACCTACGCCGACGAACGGCGAAGGGGTCGGCGGCAAAGTAGGGACGCAGACCTAGTTCCTGCGTTCACGGCGTGGTGGGCTACCCGCCAGTTCACTTTTTCCTGAAGGCTTAGGCCATGAAGACCCTCGTTCACGCTCTCGTGTTTAGTCTGCTCAAGGCGCTGCTGGCCCGCGTCGAATCATTGGAGGCCGCGCGTGGATAGCCCGCTCGCCACACTCACGACGGAACAGGTCGCCGCGATCAAAGCGGCAATGGTGCCGTTGACGAAAGCGCGGATACTCGTCGAACGATCCGCGATGCGGCTGCAAGGCGCCAAGGCCGATATGCTCGACGCGCAAGATGCGTTCGACGCGATCTTCCATCCCATCTGTCACGCGCACGGCGTCGATCCGTCACGAGCCGTGCGACTCAATGACGACGGCACATTGACCGAGATCACGTAATGGACGACCATCCGCCGCACGTCGTCACTCTGCGCGACTTCTTCGACGAGAAGTTCCGCGCGTTGTCTGCGCAGAACGAGCAGATCATCGAGTTGCAAAAAATCACAAACGGGCGCGTGCGTGCAGCCGAGAAGGCCATCGCCGTGCTGTCGTGGGCGTATGGGCTCGGCGCGGCGGTGCTCGCGTGGATGGTGGTGCATCTGGTGCAGTCGTGACAGACGCCGAGCGCGCCACACTGATCGAGGAGCTACGCCGGGACGAGGGCGTGGAGCCGTTTCCGTATACCGACACGGTGGGCAAGCTGACCATTGGCGTCGGCCGGAACCTGACGGATCGTGGGCTGTCCGACGACGAGATCGACCACCTGCTCCGGAGCGATATCGACCTCTGTATCGGCGACCTGAACCGGGGCGTGCCGTGGTGGGTCACGCTGTCGCCCGTGCGTCAGCGCGT